ATGCGGAATTCAAACTAACTCTGGTTATGATTTAAAAAAAGCTAGAAGATCTCTTAATGTATTGTTTTCTGAATGGGGTAACAGAGGAGTGCATCTCTGGAAAGTTCAATTAAATGCTATTGAATTAGTAGCATCTCAATCTCAATATACCACAGCTACAGGTGTAAGTGATGTGCTTGAAGCTTTTTTATCCAATAGCGGAACTACTGTAAATCCAGGATCATCTACTCAAGATATTTCATTAACTAAAATAGATAGATCTACTTATTCTGCTTTACCTAATAAAGGGTCAACAGGCACACCTTCACAATATTTTGTACAAAGAGTTACAGTGGGCACTTCTACTCCAACTATTACTTTGTACATTACTCCTGACAAACAAAACTATACCCATTTAAAATATTATTCTTTACAAAGAATTGAAGATGCAGGTGCTTACACAAATAATGCTGATGTTCCTTTCAGATGGATACCATGTATGGTTTCAGGATTAGCTTTTTATTTATCTCAAAAATATACGCCTGAAAGAACGCAAGCCTTAAAATTATATTATGAAGATGAAATAAAACGAGCATTAGATGAGGATGGGTCAAGATCAAGTACGTTTATTACGCCAGCTACTTACTACCCAACGGTTACATAATGGCTAAATTTGCAAAAGGTAAATACGCTTTATCCATATCTGACAGATCAGGTCAAGCATTT